CTACACCTCTATCTCGATCCATTCACTTCCGCGAACGTCGCGATACTTATCGGTCGTTTGTGCGGATTTATGTCCGAGGATTTTTTGAGAAAATTCTTTACCCATTTCCTTTTCATAGAGTCGTGAAGCTAAACTCCGTATCTCATGAAATGGCGGTGGGTTAATTCCTTCCCATGTTATGTTTGCTAAATCTCTTGCTTTGGCAAATCGCTTTGTCAGTGTCTTATCTGCAAATGACTCACCTTTGTCAGACGAAATTATCGTTTCGCCTTTGATTGCGCGATTTTCGCAGCGCGCGATGATATCACGCAAAGAGAGCGATAGGGTATCTAGCTTAACATCAAAGGGGATTATGATCCTCATTCCTGTCTTTTCCTGCTCAACGAAAAGTTTATCATCCTTAATATCAGACCACTTCATTTTACGAACATCCCCCACACGTTGCCCTGTCAATATAGCCAGATCCATACTATCAACAACCCAGCCCGGCATGTCAGCCGCTGCTGCCCTAATGGATAGGAAGTTATCAAGTGACAGCCTTGCGCGTTTAACCTCTATCTTTGGGTTTTTTGTTGCATCGACGGGGTTATTGTAAATAATTCCCTCGGATACTGCCTCTCTGAAAAAATCAGTCAAAAATGATCGCATCAACTTAGCAGATGCCGCCTTTCCATTATTGGTGTAATCGTTAAGAAGTGTTGCAATGTCTTTGGTGCTAATGCTGTCCATGGGCCTTGATGCGAAAACTTCATCGACCACATCCAATCGGCTATGGTAGCCAGTGATCGTCTTGCTTTTTAAGCCGCGCTTACTTAGCACTTCTGTATAAGTTTTAACCCAATCTGACACAGTGACAACAGCGACGCTATTAATCCGGTCAACTAGCCTCACTGCCGAACCAGCATCCATAAGTTGCATGTTTGCTTCTACTGCCTGATTTATTGCTAAGCGCTTGTCACGCCCAAGCCCGAACTCCTTGCCCGTCCTTGGGTCCTTATAGCTGTAATAACCACCATTTCGAACATACAAATTGGCTGGTAAATCACGCAGTGCGGCGGATCGCCTTCTTGCTGCCATCTCTGATCCTTGATATTAAGTTGTTTTTTGCTGGTTCTAAATTGCCGCGTTCGGTGGGGTTTCTGTATATTGCTGTTGATTCAATTTCATACTCTCGACCGACGCGCACTGGTGGCGGATATATTTTACCTGCTTCAATCCATCTATATATTTGCTTCATTGATCGCGGCCTGTCCCTCCGCTTGTTCCATTCATCTAAGCTAATTTTCATAGCTGGCCTCTTATCTCTTTATCAATCGATCACCGATCCCACTTAAACTGACCATTCAGCACGCCGATGGCGAAAAGAAGCCAAGCCAGCTTGTAGCCAAGTGGCTTTAGCTTTTCGTAGTGGCGCAGGATGATAGGGCGGGTGATGGAGTCTTTGTTGGTGTTAGCCGGCAGAGCGGCGAGTGTGGTTTTAATTTCGTTGTTACAGTTTCTTGCAGCAGATTGGAGCGCGTTCTGTCTCTCTTCAGGGGTCACGTATCACTCCTTCAGTTTTTAGCATCGACGGGAACCAGTCTCCGCTCCGCAACCATATCGACACACTCATCAAAGTCAGAGGTGTACGCATCGAGTAGCTGCTCTTTGTCTTGATACTTCTGCATGCCATCCCACCAGAGTTTTTGACCAGTTCCGCGCTGAATGCATATCCGCTTGGCCCAATGAGGGGCACCGTCAAAATCACTTGGCGCACCTGATAACTGCTTCCATTGCATCATCCGAACATCCCCCTAACAGCTTCAGTCTCAATTGTGTAAATGGTTGCCAGCACCGCCCATGCGATGATGACAATAAAGAACCAGGCACCGTCTGATATTTTTGGTAGTTTCATGCTGCCTCCGAACTGCCAGGTATTAATTTGATTGATTGATCGCACTCATTGCCCCAAGTATCCCACCCCTCCAAATCCTTCCTAGAAAACAACTCGATGCGTTTAACATCGCCATACAGCAACTCAAGCCGGTGTCGCACCTCCCACGGCTTTTCGCTATGCTCACCAAGCGGTGAGTACACAACTTGTTTGATGCTGGCATTGAGCCGCTCAAGGCCATTGCCGCGCACTGCAATCAGCACATCTTCCGTGTTGGCCCGCGTGTAGTTACCGCCATTCATCCGTGATTGGGTATTGAGCAGGGCGAGAAAGTCGTAAAAGTCGTTAACCTCACCTGCCGCCAGCGCCTTATTTATGTGATCCTCTGCTAACTGATTCAGCTTCACCCAGGTGAAACCCTTCATTGTGCGCACCTGAAAGCCCCACGCTTCAGCGAGCTGCTTGGCTTCGTCATTGAAGTTGCCGGTGTACCACATAGCGAGAACTGCATCGGGTGCTGCGAGGGACCAAACAGGGAGGCGTTTTAAATCGGTGAGTGACATCGTTCTATAGTGATTAACTGCTGCGCCGTTACTGGCCTTGTTCCCGTACTGCCAGGGTGGGTCACAATAAATAAGCTGATAACCACTCATGCCGCCTTACCTCGAATCAAATCAGCGCGCCGCCGATTCTCCCAGTCAGTTCTGCAAAAGCTGTCGCAGAAGCATCCAGCGCTTATCGAATCGCCACAGTAGTAGCACTTGCCGATTGCTTTCATTTTCTGCCTGGCAGCGGTATTGCTGAGAGCTACTTCAAGGTTCAATGCTTCAAGCTCTTGGTCGATTTCATCGCACATGATGACCTCACAGATTTAGAATGGTTTTTACATCATCCAGCTCACAGCCAGACGACATGATATGAGTGCCTTCATGTAGCGACACAACAACATCGGCAGGCATGACGCCGTACCGTTTCCACAATCCCTGATGCAGAACTTGCGCTAATTCATCCGTGCTAACGCGACCCGCAGTGAAGTAAGCGCGGGGTAATTTGACGATGATTGATGACATAGGGACACTCCAGATAGTGAAATCCGTTTACTGAGAGTTCCGTTTTTAGGCAATAAAAAACCCCGCATTTAGCGAGGCTCATTGAGGTGGTGTGCTTACTTTCTTTCTGGCGGGGTATATTCCATTTTACCCATCGTTCTACCTACTTCCCTATAGTGCTTCACTCGGTCGCGAAAATACTCACGTAAATGCGCTGGCTGCTGTTCCTCTATCTGAGCAGGGATAACCGGCATGTTGTAGCGCTCTTTGAATGCAACGCCACTGGCGGCTAAGTCCACAGCCATCTTGTCTTTATCTTCTTGCGGTTTATCAGCGAGATTGTAGCTCATGGCTTCCTCCTATTCGTTTGGAGGATTATAGCGCGGTTATCTATACACTTCGCTGCACATGAGCACAACGTCGGGCCTGCGCTCTTTAATCAGCGTTGAGATGGTCAGGCATTCAGATTGGGTAGGGTAGATATCTTCTGTGACTGGTAGGGCGTCGCATGCATCAAAGCCGCATGAGCTTATGAGAAGAACAAAGCCGATTAGCATGGTTATTCCTTTAATGGTGCTGGGTGGCGATACACCTCGAAATAATCAGAACCGTAACCCTCCGGAGTAACCGACCCAGCCAGATAAATAGGGTCAACACAGTCCCACCGGCAATCTTCTGCACAAGGGTCACATTTCACAAAACCAACAGGCTCTTGCGCCCCATTAATCGCTGCCAGTTGCTCACGCAGTGATAGCAGCTCCTCGGCCATTTGACGCACTTCGTACATAAACACACTTTTGCCCGTTTCGAACGGTTGCGATGGAAGTTCCGTGTAATACTTAACTCTGTCTTCATTCAGCATCTGCATTCCCCTCTACCAGCTCAATTGAACGTGGAGCACCATGGTTTGGATGAAACCCAAGAAATTCTTCAGCATGTTTTCTAGCCTCAATGGCTTCATGTATATTCTCGAAACTGCCAAGATGCTTCAGTTTGTTATTTACCCTTATGCTTGCGACCCATTTATTTCTTTATTTTCTCCAGCTTACACCCATTGCTCCGCTGCTATTTTTGGGTGGCATGCTTAGGTTTCTATGGTTCTGTAGATCGGTAACCAGCCTTAAATTTTCAATCTTATTGTTTAATCGATTATGGTCGATGTGGTCTATTTGCATCCCGTAACTAATTTCACCGTTAAGCATTTCCCATATAACCCTATGCGCTAGGCGTCTTTTTCCAAAAATCATCAACTGCTGGTAACCATGACTGCCAATTGACCCAGCATTGGCACCAATTTTTGTTCTGTTTGATAGTTTTACTTTCCATCGTAACAATCCTTCATCTGGGTCATAGGTAAAATAGTCATTCCAATTAATAGGTGGTTTATTACCGTTCATTCCTCCCACTCCTTAGGCTGGAAATTATCTCGTTTGCCGCTGATAACTCGGCTTCTGCTGCCAGTCGCTTCCTGAACTGAGCCTTTCGACTAGCTTTAATGTTATGAATGGCTAAATCTTTCATATAAAGCTGATGTTCTGCATTCGCTAAACGTTGCTGGAACTCCTGATTATGAAAGTCAAAAAGCTCTTTCTGCGACGCTTCCAGTTGGGCTATCAGCGATTGCTCTCGGCTAATTAGCGGGAAGTCACCAAAATCATCAACCGTTGTCTCGTCTTCATAATCAAGTGCGTCAAGGTCAGTAACTTCGGAATCATCAGCGTACATCCCATCCGATTCGTTATTAGCCGCTCGCTCGTCTGCCTCTTCTCGGCTTTCTGCATCAATGTAAAAGCTTTGTGATCCGCTGCCGCTGGTTACCGTTGCGGAATAAATGAATCGCTTTAATTCCTTCATTTCAGACATAACTGTTTCCTCAGCAGATTGACTGCCGGTAATGGGGTGGGGGATTAGGCTGCCAGTCCGTTGGCAGCAAGTGACAATTTCAGATTTGAGTTAATCCGCTCAGCAGTCCGTTGCGCTTTAAATGGGTTTTTAATGACTTCGTTGTAAGGGGTGACCCAGCCGCGGTGACTTCGTGAGTAAATAAGGGTTATCGAACCGACTTTGATATGGTCATATGGGGTTGTCACATTGGCACCTCTTCCATCTCTGATTTGCGGATGCCGTAAATGTCGGTGGCTTTTTCGAGCTGGTCATGGTGGACTGCCAGGACGCGCTTGGTGTACTTGAAGAACTTATCTAACTCTTCTACTGACTTGGCGTTGCTGGCTGCGCTGGTAAAATCAGCGAGCAGGACATCAGGCGAGCGCTCATCGACTTTTGTCGTCTCCAATTCACCCTCAATTGGTTCCGCTTTCTTGGTGTTGATCATCTTGTTCAGGTCGGCATTGGTGCGCGGCGTTACATCTCGCTCAGGCTTTGGTTTTCCGTCCAATTCATCAGTGGAGTAAACGCCGAGAATAACCTCGGGGCAGTACAGGCGTGACCAGCGCTTAACGCCAAGGTAGGCAAGTTGTTGTTTCGGGTCACTGGCCCACAGCGTGGAATTTCGTACTTGGGCCTGAGAAAGTAGCAACTCCAGAACACGCGGCTCATCTTCACCTTTCATTGTGGCCCAGACTCGAATGCCAAGCCCTTTCTCATCTGCCAGCGTCCAGTCTGGTGCTATATATTTATTACCATTCTTCCCAACTCTCTCTGCAAACTTGCCGATCACGTTTTCCCATGGGCCAAACCAGTCATAATGAATCCGGTCCTTGGTGGGAGCCATTGCATAAATCACCGCGTTAACTAGTTGCGCCTCATAACCCAGGGTACCGCTAACAACGTGAGTCTTTTGAGCAACTACGAATGGATTCATACCCCACTGAACAGCTTGCATTGCCACTGCCATGCAGTCCGCTTTATTGCCAGCGAGGTGAGATGGGATAGTTGATCGCCCGCTTGCCATAAGTGTTGCGAAATTCTGAATTGCCATCAGGTTTTGAGGGCTGAAAATCGCTACATTTGCATTGGTAATGGCGGGTTCATTGCTTAGTTCGATGTTGGCGATGTCAGTCATTGTTCTTTTTCCTTGCCCATGCAGGGCGGTAAATGGTTTCTACACCGCCCCATTCGTTGCTGAGTCGGCATTCGTGATAGGTTTGCAGGTTCTTTCTGTACAGGTCATGCCCGGCGGCCACATCATCAGCATCGAGCTGAAATACTCGGGTTGGGTATCGGCCACAATTAATGGTTTCGCTTACTGCGATAAACAGAAATGTCGGGTATTCGTTGAAATGATTGAGATAGCCGTCCCGGTACATAGCGTCCTGCACGTGATACCGGAACTCTTCTATGTGTCGCGAGAAGCGATCCATGTCAGCCACCTTTTTCACATCCACTATGATTGGCTGACTGGTGAGAAACTTGTCTGGACGGATCCGGCATAGTTCCGATGTTTCTTCATCCGTCCAATAGATTGACGATTCGCAGTATCCTTCTGCTTCTAAAAAGTATCTGGCTGCTGGGTGGGCCATTGCACTCCCTTGCATCAGTTCCAGCTTCCGGTGCTGTTCAAAGTCCATTACGGTCTTCCCTGACTCTTCGCACTCTTTCAGAAAGTCCTTTTCTGCTGCCTTACCATCCGTTGTGCGCCGGTTAAACTCTGGCGCTTTGATGAATCGCTTATCGAACTCTTCAGGCTCAAGTAACAGGCAGTGGAGTGCTGTCCCCATATCCAGCGCCTTGAGCTTTTCCGTGTCTACTGGCGCTGTTTTCTTCCATGTGAGTATTGCGGGGTTGATAGCCACATCATCCAGTTGCGACTTACTTACCCCCGGCCCCGAGTGATAATCCTCGTTTGATATATCTTGATAGTGGCCCGGTTCCATCATGCCGCCTCATCGTGTTCAGCCAGTCGCCGCTGTATTTCCAGCGCCTGTTGCCATTTGGCATTCTCAAATAGGACGTTGTAGAGTGCGGCGTCGAGTCCTTCAAAGTCGTACTCATCAACTAAAATATTGAAAGCTTCACGGTCGAATTCAGGAAGGTGTTCAAAGGTTTTAATTAGATTATGAACCCTAAGGGCCTTTTCCTGCCTCTCTGCGACTTGCCCAGCTTGCTCTAAATCTTGCTCGTTCAATGAGCTATAAAGCTTCCTTGCTTCGGTAATGTCTGTGGGTGTCATAGCGGATTACCTTTCTGTTGAAATATGCTTAGAAACCAGCGGATCCACGGATTGGCGTTTTTAACTTTTGGCTGGTGTTGGCAATAGCGACCCATGACGGCATCGCCAGTTAGTACGAATTGGTACATGAGTGGCTCCTGAAGTTTAAGTTTGATTAGTAAGTGATACGAACTGAGGAAATGAGATTTTTAGCGATAGCGGCTACACATTTTTGTGCGCAATCTTCTGGCAATCCATTTGCAATTAAATCGGCTACTGCCTGGCGGTTAATGGTGCGACGGTGTTCAACGTCAGCCGCGCGCTTGGCTGCTTCATCAGCAACACGTTTTTCTTCAGCCAGCCGAGCATCTTCTTTCTGCTTGGCTTCACGTTGAACTCGCTCAGCTTCCTCCTGTGCTTTAAGTTTCTCTGCTGCGATAGCGTCCTGCTTCTCGCGTTCAGCTTTAGCGGCTGCATCCTTTTTGTCTTGTTCTGCTTTTTGCTCGGCTCGTTCCTGAGCCAACTTTGCCTCACGTTCGCGCTGCTCTGCGGCTTCAATGTCACGCTTGGCTTTCTCTTCAACTTCGCGTTTCGCCTTCTCTGCTGCCTGTTGAGCTATGAATTCTTCATGGGCCTTGCGCAGGCGTTCAATTTCATCAGCTTTCGCTTTGGCGTCACGGTCGAAAGCGTCATTCATTAGCAGGGCCATTTCGTGATCGGCTGCAATTCTCTCTGCCAGCTTCTCGGCCCGTTCCGCTGTAATGCTGGCGTCCATTTCATGGGCTTCCTGCCACATGGCTGCGTAAGCTGCTTCCGCTGCAATTCGTTCTTGTTCTGCTTCATACTCCAACTTCGGTAGCAAAACCTTTTCTTTCAGTGCGTCCAGCCGGTCACGAACCGTCTTTCGGCTGGCATCAATTTTCTTTGGCACCTCTTTGTATTCGGTAACCAGATCCTTACCCAGACCATCCAAATAAGTTTTGGTCTTAGCCACTTTCAAGCCGAGAGAAGCAATAGCGTCGCGGCCTTTCTTTGTGCTGACGTCTGGAACAAACGAATTAACTTCTTTCTCAACCTGCTGAAGAATTGATTCGATGTGGTCAGGCTGGGTAAATACTGCGAGAGCGTTTTTAGGCTCGATAACAATCGATAAGCCGGTTGCTTCACTCATGCTCATTTCCTTGTGTTTAGCCCACAGCAAAACACCGACAGTTGTCAGTTATTTACTCTGGGGATTGGTGGGGGTGGGGAGGGTTACTTCGTGTTTTCTTTAGAAGATAATCCGTTAATTTCCCTGGTTAACTGAGGAATAAATGATTCTTTGTAATTTTTAAGCCGGTCAATCCAGTAGTCCTTGCTGATATCTCCACCATTAATCGCATCACGAAGCTTTTCTGCTAGCTCGTACGGTAGGCTATAAAGCGGGATTATTTCAGCTACTCCTGCTAGCTTCATTCCTGCTGACTGCGGTACTGATAGCGCATAACACTGATGGATAATTGAGCGCGTAATTTTGTATTCACCCATATCTCACCCTCTCGCCTTAATCATTGCTTCAGGAATTAAATTAACAGTGACATTGAAGCCTGGGTAATCTCGGGCCTCATCTAAATCATCAACAACACGCTGCTTAAGGTCGTTAACTTCTCCGTCAAAATAATTATCAAGCTCACGCTGCGTTACAGTAATCTCGATTTCCATACATCACCTCATCTAGTGGTCTTAGGCTTCTTCAAATTCACCATCTTCATTCAGTGAGTACCAAACATCCGGCTTAATTCCGTTTTCGCCAACCTTGCTGGCACGGATATGAATTATTTCGCCATCGTCATTTCGGTAGCACAGAACAATAGCTCCACTTTCGGATGATTTAGCTTTGCCATCCTCGCCGAATGAGGCAGCTACCGATTGTGATCCAGATACTTCTGCCGCTGACTGGTAGCCAGTGTTGGTTGCCGCTGA